CTCAACTTGAAAATTTTATAGCACTTGGTTATAAGCAAGAAAACGATAAAAAAGATAAACCAAAAAAGGAAAATAAAAAATGGCAACACATCACGGAAAAGAAGGTGTAGTTAAAGCGGGTGGAACTGCAATCGGGGAACTTACGGGGTTCACATTAGAAACTACTGCTGATGTTGTAGAGGATACAGCATTATCAGATGCAACTAAAAGTTTTTTAGCTGGAAGAACATCATTTTCAGGAACTTTAGAAATGAGTTATGATGAAACTGATTCACCACAACAAACTTTAACTGTTGGAAGTTCAATAGCTTTTATCTTATTACCTGAGGGCGATACATCAGGAGACGAAAGCTTTACAGGTTCAGGAATTGTAACAGGTATGTCAGTAAATAACGCTATGGACGCAGTAATTACTAGATCAGTTACTTTTCAAGGAACAGGTGCTTTAACTAGAGGAACTGTCTAATATTAATTTATGTCAGTAATAGACATTGCTAAGTCACATTTTGAAAACTTAGGAACGCAATCTATTGAAGTTCCTGAATGGAAAGATGAAGATGGAAAGCCTGTTATCCTTTATTGGAATCCAATAACACTATCTGAAAAAAATAAGCTATTGAAAAAGTCTGATACTCTTAATGATGTAAGTTTATTAGCTGATGTATTGCTTATGAAAGCTTTAGATAAAGATGGCAATAAAGTATTTAAAGCAGAAGATAAATTAGCTTTGATGCACAAAACCGACCCTGATGTCCTGACGAGAGTCGCCACTATTATGGTTCAAGCACCCTCAGTTGATGAGTTAAAAAAAAAATAAAATCAACACCTGAAATTAAGAATTTACTTGTAGTCGCAGATAGATTAAAAATAACATTAACCCAAGTTTTACAAATGGAAGTTTGGGAGTATAATCATTGGCTATCGTATTTGCTGATTGAACAAGATGAGCATATACAAGCTATGAACAAGGCAAGACACAAATAATGGCACAAAATTTAAAAATAAACATAACAGCACAAGATAAAACAAAACAAGCTTTAGGTGGTGTTAGAGGACGACTTGCTGGTCTAAAAAGAGCAATATTTTCAGTTCAAGGTGCATTAGTAGCTTTAGGTGGTGGTTTAGCTATACGATCTATTATTGGAACAGGTAGAAGCATTGAAGATTTAAATGTTAGATTAAAGCAATTATTTGGTTCAGCAGAAGAAGGTGCTAAAGCTTTTGATGTGATGGCTAACTTTGCCGCTAAAGTGCCATTCTCACTAGAGCAAATTCAACAAGCATCAGGTAATCTAGCTGTTGTTGCAACAGACGCAAATCAATTATCTAAAATATTAGAGATTACAGGTAATGTTGCGGCAGTAACAGGATTAGACTTTGCACAAACAGCAGAACAAATACAAAGATCATTCGCTGGTGGTATAGCTTCAGCAGACGTATTTAGAGAAAAAGGTGTTAGAGATATGTTAGGATTCTCTGCTGGTGCAACAGTTTCAGCAGAAGAAACTATAAAAGCTTTTGAAAAAGTATTTAGTAAAGGCGGTAGATTTGGAAAAGCAACAGAAGAATTAGCTACTACCTTTACAGGTACTCTTTCAATGTTAGGAGATAAATTATTTAATTTTAAAAGAAATGTCGCTGGAGAGGGGTTTTTTGATGAACTTAAAAAAGAATTTAAAGAACTAAATCAATTTATAGAAGAAAATTCAGCAGATTTTGAAGCTATCGGTAGAGCAATTAGTAAAGTTTTAACTTTTGCAGTTAAAGCGTTTGCAACAGCAGTAAGAGCAGTAGCAAAAGCAGTAGGTTTTGTCAGAAAACAAATTGAAAGTTTATTAAGGTTATTAGGTAAAGATATTGTTGTAGAAATACAAAAAGCACCAAAAGAAGTAGAAAAAACAAATATTAAATTAGGAAAACAACAAACTTTATTTGAGAAAATTGCAGAGGGTATTAAAAAACAAAACGAAGCTTTTAATTTAGCAAAAGAAATAACAGGAAGTATAGTTAAATCTGTTGGTTCAATTTCTAAATCTATTGCAGAGACTATTGTGTTAGGAAAAGAATTAAACGCAACATTAAAACAATTAGCACAATCTATATTAGTAGAAATCATATCTAAAACTATTGAAAGAATAGCATTATTAGGAATAGAAAAGGTTTTAACAATTCTATTAAACTCAAAAGAAGCAGAAAAAGAAAATTTAATAAGAAAACAAAACACTAATTTAAAAAGACAAATTGCTTTACAAGCTACACTTAACGCCTTAGGCGGTGGCGGTGGCGGTGGCGGTGGTTCATTATTATCTTTATTTGGTTTTGGTCGAGCAAGAGGTGGTGCAGTATCTAAAGGACAACCCGTTATAGTAGGAGAAAATGGAGCAGAATTATTTGTTCCAAATCAAACAGGACAAATTACACAATCAGCTAGAGGAACAGGCGGTGGTGCAGTAAATGTAAATTTTTCCATTACAACTTTAGATGCTTCAGGATTCCAAGATATGTTAGTTCAAAATAGAGGAACAATATCAAACTTAATTAATCAAGCAGTTAATGAGAGAGGTGGAAATAATTTAGTATAATGAGCGGTGCTTTTCCTATATCAAGTGCAAAATTCTCAACTATGGGAATTAAGTCTATACAAAATACAATTATTTCTAAATCAGATAGTGGTAAAAAATTAGCACGTCAAATAGATGGTCAAAGATTTGCATTTACAGTTCAAATAATTACAGGAACTAGAAATAGCACATATGGAGAACTTATGGCTTTTATTATGAAGCAAAGATCAGGAAAAGAAAACTTTACAATTATTCCACCTGAAATAGAAGATGCTAGAGGAAATGAGACAGGCACAGTATTAGTTAATGGTGTTCACGCAGTAGGAGATACAACGATTGCAATGGACGGACATCATAATGATAACCCACACGCTTTCAAAGCTGGAGATTTTATTAAGTTTGCATCACACAGTAAAGTTTATATGATAGTTGCAGATGTCCAAGCATCAAGTAATGCTTCAACAGTTACAATAGAACCACCTCTTATTACAGCAGTTGCAGATGATTCAGTTGTCACTTACGATAATGTTCCATTCACAGTTTATCTAACTTCTGATATACAAGAGTTCGGTGCTGTTGGTGCAGACAATGATGGTGCAGTTTATTACGAATATCAATTTGATGTTGAGGAAGCTTTATAATGAAATATTTGGTTAAGCATTGGATAAATGTTGATATGATTGCAGAAGAAGTTATTGATGGTAAAGATGTAGATTTAAAAACAAATAATATAGGTAAGCATGAAGAACCATCAGAAAATGCAAACTATGTTGTTTCAGATAATATAAAAGTTAAAAGGAGAACAATAGAAGAATATGACGAGAAGTCTGACGACAGCAATAAAGAACGAATTAGCGACTAATGACATTAGACCCGTTCATCTTATCACAATCGGTTTTACTAGCCCTGTTAATATTACTGATTGTTCTTTCCCTTTAACAAGTTCTGTTTCAGGTTCTAGTGTAACTTATACTGCGTCTGATTTCATAATGGGTATTTCTAATTTTACAGAAGAAACAGATGTAACTAAAACATCATTAACATTATCTTTATCAGGAGCAGATCAAACATTTATCTCAACAGTATTAAATGAAAATGTGGTCAATGATAGTGTTGATATTTTTAGAGGTTTGTTAAATAGTTCTAATGCTTTAGTAGCTGACCCATTTTTATTATATTCAGGAACAATAGATTCTTTTACAGTTTCAGAGAATAAAAATTCAAGCAATGTTAATTTACAGATTGTTTCTCATTGGGCAGACTTTGATAAAACAAATGGTCGTAAAACAAATAATACATCACAGCAAAGATTTTTTAGTGCAGATGTGGGTATGGATTTTTCGTCAGAAACAGTACAAGATATTAAATGGGGGAGACCATAATGCAAGATATAATAAGTCTTTTTAGAAAATTTAACAGTTACTCAACATATTCAGATTATGAATTATCTAATTATTTATCTCCTAGTATAAAACTAAATCAATATAAAAAACATTATAATGAAAACAATTTAGTTGGTTTTACTAATTGGGCTTTATTATCTGATAAAGCTGAAAATAAAATATTATCTTCACAACCTTTTAATGATGAAGATTGGAATAGTGGAAACAATCTATGGCATATAGAAACTGTATCTTTAACAAATATAAAAAAAATAATATCTTGGACTAAAAACAATCTAGCAAGTAAATATGGTGTTAATAGACTTGTTAAATGGATAAGAGTTAATAATAATAAAATTAGAACAATTAAAAAAGTTTATTCAAAGGATAGTTGGTTATGGGCGGAATAGTAAAAACAGTAACTAAAATATTAAAAGCACCTGTAAAAATTCTATCTAAAGCTTTATCTTGGTTAAAACCAAAACCACCTGAAATACCTGACTTCGGAACTACTGATTTTGACGATTATGAGACGGGTGTATTATTAAACAAACAATCTAATGACGCAAATATTCCTGTAATTTATGGAACAAGATTAGTAGGTGGAACTAGAGTTTTTATGGAAACTTCAGGAACAGATAATACCTATTTGTATATGGCTATTGTTCTTGGAGAGGGAGAGATAAACGACATAACAGAAATTAGAATTGATGATAAAGCTGTAACTTGGGCAAGTGATTTAGCTGACAATACAGCAGTTGAAGTAGGAAGTGGAGACAGTAATTTTTATAAAGATTCAGCAAGTTTAATTAGAGTAGAACCTCATTATGGGTCTGATAGTCAAACTGCATCAACATTATTATCTACATTATCATCTTGGGGAACGCATCATAGATTAAGAGGAATTGCTTATTTAGCTTTACGTTTTAAATGGAATCAAGATGCTTTTAGTTCTATTCCTAAAGTTCAAGCATTAGTACAAGGTAAAAAAGTTGTAACTTTAGCGGCTAATCTATCAGAACAAACAGCAAGTTTTTCAAGTAACCCCGCATTTTGTTTATTAGACTATTTAAGAAATGAAAGATACGGAAAAGGAATAGCAACAGCAGATATTGATTTACAAAGTTTTTATGATGCTTCACAAATTTGTGTTACGCAAGTTACACCCTATTCAGGTGGGTCAGATATAAATATATTTGATTGTAATGCTGTAATAGACACATCAAAAAAAATAATAGAAAACGTAAGAATATTTTTAACAGGTTGTCGTGGTTATCTTCCTTATACAAGTGGAAAATACAAATTAATTATTGAAACAACAGGTTCAGCATCAATAACATTAACAGAAGATGATATTATAGGTGGTTTTGATCTTAATAGTGAGAATAAAAATGACAAGTTTAATAGAGTTATTTGTAGTTTTGTTAATCCTGATAGAAATTACCAAGTAGATGAAGTTCAGTTTCCGCCAATAGATGATTCAGGTTTAGCAAGTGCAGATCAACACGCAACTATGAAAACAGTAGATGGTGGTTTTTTATTAGAGGGTAGATTTGACTTTCAAACTTTAACATCACCATATCAAGCAGAAGAAATGGCAGAGATCATTTTAAGAAGATCAAGGGAGTCATTAAAGTTAAGTGTCAATGTAAGTGGAGATGGATACGATTTAGCGATAGGAGACATAGTAAATATAACTCACGCATCATTAGGTTTTTCTGCAAAACCTTTTAGAGTTTTGGCTATGAGTTTTAATGAAGATTATACAATAGGTTTAGTGTTGGTAGAATATCAAGCAACGCACTATACTTGGGCAAGTAAAACACAACAAACAGCAGTTCCAACAACAACACTTCCAAATCCTTTTGTAGTTCAACCACCAGCTAGTGTAACACTTACTGACCAATTAATATCTTATAATGACGGAACTGTAATCGTAGCTTTAGATGTTCAAATAGGTACTTCTCCTGATAGTTTTGTATCATTCTATCAAGTAGAATATAAATTAAATAGTGAATCTGATTTTAAAATACACTCACAAGGTTCAGGTTTATTTCAAAGGGTATTAAACGTAATAGACCAACAAGTTTATGATGTAAGAGTTAAAGCTGTATCATCTTTAGGTTCTTCATCAACATATGTTTCTGCACAAAGAACGATTGTTGGTGCAACTGACCCAATATCAAATGTAACAGACTT